CATCACAACGTCGCCGCGCGGTTTGTTGTCGGGCTGATAAGCCGATGCTCTTGTTGGCCCGCCCATGTTTGCGCCGGGGTAGCCCTCACTGTCGCGCTCGATGGCTTCGTTGTTGAGTTGAATGTCGCCAATCATGGGCTTTTCGTCCGGGTGGTATCCGCCAATGGTATTGTCCTCGATGCGCTGCTATTCGACCTTAGCCGATGCGCCAGTTGTAATCGCGCCGCGGGTCGGCCAGCATTTTGTGCGGGTCTGGTGGCACCTCTGAAAAGCGGCGCATGATAAAGCCGTATCGCGTGGCAGATAACAAGTCATCGCCTTCCTTGACGATCTTTCCGTCTTTTCTGTGATACAGCCTGAATTCTTCGAAAAAATCGTTGAGTGTGGAAAACACCTTGAACTTGCCGGCCTGCATGTACTGAAGCATGAGCATGACACCCGCCTCGACGCTGAAGCGGCTCACCTTGTACCCTTCCTCCGCGCCTGTCTCCGGCAGACTGGCTTTTTCAAAAAGCATGTTGATGCCCTCCTGCCGGTAAAAGTCGGCAAGCTGGATGCCCGAGGATTTCTCGGTCTGCAATCCGTCGTGCGGCCACGCCACCGGCACCCAATCGCCGCGAACTTTTATAAGCGGCGCAATCTCGCGTGGCGTGCTTTGTCGTACCCGTATGGCGTCATACAGATAGGTGGTGTCGGTGTCTCGATCCCACGCGAGCCACGCGCAGGCCGTGTAGTGATCGATACCGAAGTCGATGCCGCAGATGATCGGCCAGTGGTCTGGTATCTGAAACGGCTCCACCTTGATCTCGGATTCGGCAATCGGAAACACCCGCCCGCTTCCCAAGATCGGAACACCGGCCGCGCGCGCCTCGCGTTCGTGCGCCGGGTAGCTGGCAATGATGCGGTCACGCTCCTCTTTCGAGTAGTGCTCCACGTCATCAATGGTCATGTTTATGTCGGCGCGGTCGCGGTTGCTTTCCTGAATGAAGCGTCGCACCACGTCCGACATACCCAACAGTGGAGTGAAGGTAATCCACGCGATGCCCTTGGTCGCGTTGGTACGCGTAAGCACCTCGGTGTAAATGTCGAGCGGCGGTTCTTCGTCCAATGCTGCGAAGTCGATGGTTTCGCCCTGGAGTTTTGATCGGCCCTTTTCGTATGACTTGAAGTACAGGCGCGAAACCAGCCCGGAAGCGTGTTTGACAAACACGGCATCCACCGAGTCGGCAATGCCCTGCGCGCGCTTAATGTCGATGATGAGCTTTTCGGGGATGGTGCCTGTGCCCCATTCGCCGGGGCGCCCGAGTACCAGCCGTTGCAGTGTGTCGCGGGTGGATTCCATTGACTCGCCCAACGCCCAGCCTGTGACACCGCGCGACCATCGCTTGCCCTCCCACCAATCGGGGTAGAGCCCGGTCAGGTGGTAGGCGATTTCGTAGGCGCTGCTCCACGTCTTGCCCAATTGGTTGCCTGCCCGGAACAGGCGTTCGCGGTGCGTCGAGCCAAATGCGTGAAACAGTTTTTGCTTAGGGTACGGCTTGTACCTCGATAACTTGTTGCGATCCTGCCGCCGTTTGATTTCCTGAAGGACTCGCAAGTAGGCCAGTTTGGGTGGCGAGTTCGTGAGCGATTCTGGCAAGGTCGGCGTCGGTGAGATGTGCATAGTCGTCCTCCTTTTTCTCGGCCGGTTTGAACAGCCCCATCGTGTCGCCCAGCATCTTGAGTGCTTGGTTCGCGCCGCTGGCGTCAAACTCGTAAGTGCCGGTTGGGTTTCCCTCCTTGTCTAAAACGGGCTCGGCCTCCATGCAGCGATCCACCACTGTCATTAGCCGGGTGATAACCCACTCCCGATTAAGCCCCGTCTTGATGATGGCGTTTTCGGTGGCAATCCGGGTGAGTGTTTGAATACGGTCACATATCTTGGGCTCTGATTTTTCCCAATTACGTCCGGTGTTCTCGTGCAGGCCGATGGCCACCGCGGCCTCTTTCATCGACATACCCATCGCACGCGAGCGTGCGTAGGTTTCCTGCTCGATGGTCAAACCTTCCGGCGTGCGGTTGGTCTTGATGGCCTGTGCAGGCTTGCCCTTTTCCGAACCGCGCCCCGGCAATCGCTTGGGCGTGTTGGTCATCGGACGGTTATCGAGAACAAGCGAAACAGAGTGACACCGAGTAGGCCGATGATGCCCACCACGCCTGCGATCACCCACCCTCGAATGAGTTTCAGCGTCGGCATTTCCGTTTCAACGTCGCGTATCCGGGCGTTGAGGTCATTCATGGAGTTGAAGGCGCGTGCCAGCGACTCCTTGGTTTCAAGGTGCTTTTGTTCGAGTTGCGCAAGTGTGACGAGGTTTTCGCTCACGGTCTTGAGGGTGCTCTCGATCATGTTGAGTCTGTATTGTGTTAGCGGATCGGAGCAATTTGATTCAAGTGGCGGCGGTGTCAATGCGGGATTAGTCATGGCATTAAGCTTGCAGGAGTTGAGATTCGGCGGCTCGTCGCGTGACTAAGCCTGGCAGTACCCGGCCACCGCCGCGTACCCATTTGTTGAGTTGTTCGACGGCCGCAGGCCAGTCTTGCGCATTGACGCACCGGCGCAGGGTCGAGGTTTGCAGTCGCCCTAGCCCGAGGTTGTACGCAAAGTCGAGGATGGCGTTAAAGCGGGGCGTGTCGGCGGCGAGTGCAGGACACAAGCGGATCACACCGGGCGCGAAGCTGCGGCGCAGATCCTCAACCAGCATGACGTGCGCGGTTGTCTCGGTGATGGGCGAGTCGTCAAGCGTGACGGGTTTGCCGTCTAGGTAGCGCGTGGTGCCGTAGCCGATGGTAGGCACACCAGCGGGGCAAAGGTAAGGGCGAGGCCGGAAGCCCTCGAACCGCTTGCACAGTGTCACCGCGATACTCACATCCACGTCACAGCCCTCGCTTCGCAAGCGTGCGGTCGAGGAACCAAAAATTGATGGTGCCGGCGACCAATGCGGCAAAGTCCGGGGACAGCATCAAGCGGAAGGTTTCGGCGGGCGGGGTGCCTGCGCTTGTGGCGGTGACACACAAATAGACGTGGATGGCAGACCAGACGGCGAGGATCCAGTAGGTAATGACGGGCCGCACGCTGGCCGACAATGCCGCGACCCACCCGCCTGCCGCCTTGGCCATGTCGGTTTGTGACTCGATGGCGGCCTTGAAGGCGTCGAGCGAAGCCACATCCACCGCCATGTCACGTTGCGCCCCGATCTCGGCCAGCTTTTGATTGCCGCGTTGTGCTTCAAGGTCACACTGCGCGCGGAACATCGAAAGCTCGTGCGCCCTCTCGTTCTTTCGGTCAAGCCACTTGAGCACCTCGGGCGCGAGGCGAAAGAGGCCACCGAAGATCGAGCCAAGCAAGCCGGAACCGAGAATCTCGAACATGATGGGCGGGTGGTCAGCAGTCAGAATCCGCGAACACTACGTCATAGCCCGGTATTTGACCCCGCAAGCGGGCCGCGACCAACTCCGCGTAGCCGGCGATGTCCGTCCATGAGTCGTCGTAGTTAGGATCGCCGTTAAGGATGCGCGCCACCTTGTGAGCGACCATCTCCAAAGCCTCGCGTTGGTCAGAGCGCAGTCGCGCCCAGCCCGATTGCATTCTCATGCACTCCTTGATTGCCTGGGCGATGCGGGCGTGATCTTCAAAACGGCCGTAGCGCGCATTGCGCTCGGCCAGGGTGCTCTCAATGGTGGTGGTGTCAGTCATGCTCGCGTGAATCCTCGAAAAAAAACGGCCTCAAGTAAGGCCAGGGGGTGTTGCTTGGGCGGCGTCACGCGCTGCCACCTTGCAGTGGACTTGCGCCCAACGCGCTCGATCTTGCCGGCGTTGTAGAGCGCGTTGAGCGCGTCAATCGTCTGTCTGTACGACAAACCGGCCGCGAGGGCGATCTCTTGGCCGGTTAAGGGCGACGGGGCGGCGTCGATGACTGCCAGCACGCGACACCTGAGCGTCGTGCCGGCCATGCGAGCTACCCAAGCTCCGGCGCACTGCCCGGCGAAATCGAAAGAAAGTTGCATATAGCCTCCCTTGCGTCCTCTGCCGACCTGCAAACAAGCGCAATCCAGCCTTGCGCGGTGTAATGGGCGAGCCACTCGCGCTGCTCCGCGGTGAGGCTGCCCGTTTCAGACTTCATTTCGATTACTAGTCCGGGGTGCGCGCCGTTTGAGGCGGGTAGCACTAGGTCAGGAAATCCACGCTTGACCCCGAGAGCGGTCATCTGCGCGCCCGTAAAGCCGTCGCGCTGCCCTCCGTTGGGCGAGTGATGCAGCCAGCGCAAAGCGGGCATCAACTCCCGCACTTCGCGGCGATGCGACCAACGCACAAGCAACGCCTGCTCGACTTCCTCTGATCGTTTTGCCACTCGCTGTTCCCTCAATTCCTAGATATTCCCTGAGTATTCGTCAAGTTTATAAGCAAAAGCTGAAGAATCAAGTTTTCGCCCGAAACTCCTTGAGCTTCGCCTGAAGCAAAGCGTCTGTTTTGTCCCAATCGTCCTGTTCGTCCTCGGGCCGAATCTCTTGGACAAAGTACGCGGGCTGCTGCGGGGCTGTAATTTGTGCCAAATGCGGCGCAATTTGTCCGGCTAATCGGTAGCAGTTCAAGCCGCTCACATCGTCGCGCACTTCCGCGATTGCGCCTTGCTCGATAGCAGCCTCGACCAGAGCGCGGAATTCCTGGGCCTTGAGGCGGCTGAGAATCAGCAACTTGGTGTGTGGCATTAGACCGCGGGCGCAAATCGCTCCATATCGCGCGTCCTGAGCGTATTTGCTGGCCTGCTGAATGACTCGCACCAGCCAGCGCAGTTTGTGGCCGCTGACGACCGTTCTGGCGCTGTCCTGGGCGATTGCTTTCAGGATCTCCGGCCGCAGAATCTCGGCCACGCGCTGCGCTATCCGTTCTTCACTTTCCGTGATGCCATTGGTCATGGTTTTTTCCTCCGTAAAGCTGTGATTGTAGCTTCACTCCATGTTTTTACGTTGTTTTTACTTGTTTTCTCACACTTTGAAACGGTGCTTTTATGTAAGTGCTTGTTTTTGCTGAACTCAACCTAAAGGCAATTTCTCGCAGTTCCCTACGCTGTCTCGGCCGTTTCTCCGGCCTTCAGACACAGTTCCCGCGCAGATCTTGGTCAAAAACACCGTTTTGTTCTTTCGCGTCATGCACTTACGCCAAAAAAACGGCCAAAGTTCCCGATCACCCCTATCTTCTTTTTTTTCTACCGTTCTCACTTCACGTTTCTATCCATTTTTTCCGACAAAGGGTGTGGGTAGCAGAGTGCAAGAGAATGAGTAGATAAAAGTAAAAAATATATATATAAAAACAATAACTTACACTCTCTTTTCCCTGTTCTTTTTTTTAGGATTTTCGAGGGAATTTGCCGGAACTGACCGCACCCCACCCAAAAGACACATCCCGATGCCAAAAGGCACATACCCGAATATTTCCCGACCCCGTTAAATATTGTCCTATACTGGCATTGTGTTGAGTTTTTCTCACCACGCAAACCGACCGAACGACGAAAGGACTGAAATGAAAAACAACCTCCTGACCCGCGAGCAAGCAATCGAGGCGGCTGGCCTCGATGCCGTCAATGCGGTTGAGCGCATTAGCTGCGATCCCACCAACATCATCGGCTACAACGGCTCGTGCCAGGGCGACGCACTCATCGAGTGGTCTGCCCGTCACGCTCTGGCCGACGGCGCTGTGCTCACCGCCTACTACTACACCAGCGCAGCCGATGAGGCGCTGGCCGACGAATCCGGCTGGGATAACGTCGATTTTGACGTTGCCGGCTACACCGTCGAGTAAGGGGGCTTAAATGAAAAACCCCCTCGGCCTCTACCTCTACCCCTGCATCAGCGCCGCCGCGATGGCCGGCTTTGTCTCCGCCATGTGGGCCGGCGTGTCCGGCAACATCGGCCTGCACGACTCCCTGCTCGGCATCCTGTTGTCACTCCTCGTTGGCTGGGCCGCTGCGGCTCGCTTCGACCGGCTTGAAAGCCGGATGGGGGGTGCGGAATGAACGTCATAAGCAAAGCCGAAGCCGACATTCTCATTCTGTTGGCCATCGAAGGCGCCGACCGCTATCCGTATCGCTGCATCAACGACCACGGCGCCGACCGCATCGTGGAGTGGCTGGACGAACAGGGCTGGCCTACCTATCAGAGCAACATTGCGGC